CAGCACGAGCGGCTGTAGCGGCGGCTTTAACTGCCACCATGTCACGTTGAAATTGACGTGCTTTTTCAGCCTCTGATGCCTTAAATGCACGTTCGTCTGCAAGAAGTTGGTCTTGTCTAGCAAACTGTAATCCCATTTTAGCCATGTCGTTTTGTGACATATAACGTCGTGCCATAGGACTCAAACGCACACCAAGAGCTTGTCCTAAACTTGCAAGCATTTCTGCATTAGAGCTATTCTTGCTATTAGCAATCATCTGTGCTAGTTGACCAGCACCAGTTAATTGAGTTGATTGGTTATTTAGCTTAGCTTCTTCCTGTGCCTTTGCAATCGCTGATTGCATAAGTTGTTTATCACTTTGAGCATAGAAAGGAGACGCTAGTCTACCACGTGCTAAGTGATGTGCTTGTGTTGATAATGCACTACGTAATGCGTCGTCACCAGCGGCCGATACATTTTGTTTTGGTGCATTAAGGATACCCATAACTTGACCAAAGTCAATTTGCTCTTTGGGGTCGTCTAATTGGAATTGAGCCGCTAAATTAATAGGCGACTTACCTTGTTGAGTGTAGTTAACAGGGATATTAGAACGTCCACCGCCACCAATTGATTTAACATAATTACGAGTTTCTTCAATTGGAATAGTATCTGGTGAACCGTCCCAGCCATTACTAATCCAGCTATCAACATTACCAGGACCAGCATTATACGCCGCTAAGGCTTTAGTGATGTCTCCGCCATACTTTTGCAAGTTTTGGGCGATGTATTTAGCACCGCCCATTGCACTTTGGTATGGATTTGTCATATCTTCAATGCCTAAATCTCGTGCTGTATCTGGCATTGTTTGGAATAAGCCTGTAGCACCAGCAGAGCTTACGGCAGTTGGGTCAAAACCGCTCTCTTGTCGAGCAACACGAGTCAGAAGGTCTAGGTCTACGCCAGTACTATTGGACGCTTGAATAATAGCATCTTGAATATTACTAGGTACGTTCCCGTATTGAGAAAAATCCATAAACCCTCCTTATCCAAGCAAACCAGGCATATTTGCTTTGTATTGATTGTATGTTAAGTAATCATTATCATGTAAGCGTTTGCCAGCGTTGATATCCTTATATTGATTCCAGTAATCTTGTTGTTTTAATAGACCAGCGTTAATGCCTTCTGCATTTGTTGGTGTTAAAGCTGGGCCATTATAACCCATTGCCGATAATTTAGCGTTACCACTAGCCCAGCCAGTACTATCGCCTTTATCAAGTCCCATCATTGCTTTTGTTTGGTCTAAAAACCCGTTATATTTATTTGCTTCGTCATTAGCAAATTCATTATCTTGATTTTTAGCTTCGCCACGTGCCATACGGTTATCTGCTAGTAAGCCTAACCCATTAGCTACTGCATTACCAAATTGGTACCATGGGTCTGATTTTGGGTCATACGGAATGTATAGCATTAAGTTCCTCCTCGTTAAAACCTTCTACAACAATGCCGTTTGCATAGAACATATTAGAACCTGTGCAAACTAATTCATATACTGGTACGATACGACCAGCTTTAAAGTCGATGATATGTTCAAATCCACTATCAGTAAGTACTTCCATACCTTCTTCAAGTTCGTCAATAGCTTTGAGGCCGTCTCGTGTCCATACTGTTTGTGTGTGAGTTGTTTCTAATGAATGGTTGTCTGTAATCAAGTGCATAGTTTCTCGTTCTCCACATTCAACTACTTTAAGCACTTTCTCAATACCATCTTTAGCCACAACAATATCTCCCTCATTAATTTCATTAATAGGGATATAGCCATAGTCCGTTTCAATTTCAATTTCAGCTGGGAAACAAGCTAGATAAGCACCAACGCCTTGCATTAGACCTCCGAAGAAACCAGAGCCATTTTGTGTTACATAACCACGTCCATTATTCATTTGACTGGTAGCTTGTAATGCGTCTGTGTTTGATTTGTTTTGACCTTGGGCTAATTGTAAATATTGTTGAGGATTTGCAAATGAATACATATTTGCCTTGTGAGCCAGTTCCAAAGGATTGAGTGCGAATTGATATTTTTGGTCCAACAACCCTTTCTGCGTATTGATGTCTTCGCTGTAATCCTTCGACATTTGAGCGGCGATATTTTTTTGCATATCGTTTGTTGCAGAATTTAGTCGTGAACTATCCACAATACCTTTCCTAGCCATGGCTGAGAGTTGCTGGCCCATCGTATTTTCATAAATACGATTAAAGTAATTTGTTTTTGCGTTGGCGTATGCGTCTGGTAATTTACCAGTTGCTAATTCAGCTTGTTCTTTACGTAGATTGTCTACATCATTTACAGTTTGACTATAAATAGATGACCAATTAGGGTTAACCACATCGTTTAGTAATGAGGTACCACGAGATACAAGCTGGTCTATACTCGGTTGAATTGAAGCTAAATACGCTTGTTGTTGGCGTAATAGTTGTTTTTCTTCCTCGGATAGAGGGCGTTCATGATATGAAGAACCACCTTTTTTACCCATTAATTAACCTCCCTTACGAAGTAATATTGCCATTGTCCACCTAAGAATTTTTTCTCTTTTAAGGTAGACTTAGTTAATCGTGCATATGCTTTAGGATTATGAGGAGTAATTGTTGATACTCCCTTTAACCCTAAGCGTTTTGCATAAGCTTCCATAGTAGGAAATGCTTTTTTAAAATCTATACTAACGGGACCACATTCTAAATATTCTCCACATACGCCATATGTAAAGAAAGAGCCGTCCTCGAAAATGTGAATAAATGGATACCATTCTAGGTCCCAATCGTCCCAGAAATTACCCATTTTCTTGTTGTATTTTTTAATCCATTTCACAATGTCTTCGTCTTTAGCCATGTGACATCTCCATATAAAAAAAGTGGCACCCTTTTCAGAGTGCCGTTATATTATCCATATGGGTTTCTATTTGATGCTCCTGTTCCTTTTAGGAAATCATCATGTTTACTACTTCGTTTTTTAGCTCCGAAACCAGAGTTGCGTCGTCCGCCACCAGAAGAACCTTGGCTCACTAAAGCCTCGTTTTCTTTAACAATGTCAAATGATACGAATTTAAAGACAATATTGCTGTCCGTTTCAAATTTAAACTGTAGTTTTGGCGAACGTATTTGACTCTTAAATTCTTTTTGTTGCTCTTCGGTAGTCCATGAATGATGAATTACAGTTTCATTAATAGAAATATCACCGCTACCAGCGGTATCTGACATTACGTCAATATATGTTCTGTATACGTTCATTTGGTGTGTATCACGAATTTCACCGCTTTTAATTTCTTGGTGAATGGTTGTCTTATTGTCATCGTGGTTGTCCCACCGTAATTCATACAATGACCCACTTGTATCATTCTCGTTCATAGATACTAAAACGTGATAACGATTTTCACATATTGATGTAATCTTATGAGGAAATACCCATTTACTAAAAGCTTTAAGCCCGTAATGATATACATATACTGTATTTCCACTATCTCCGCTTATCACTAATTGTTTGGTTCTACGCAAGTCAAAAATAAACGGATTATCTACTCTTCGTTTAATAAGAGGATTACACTTTTCGCCAATGTCTTTAGGTTCGAAATTGGAGTATGTAAGAGATGTAGCATACGATTTAAGTCCAGTAGTGGACATAAATACTACGTCTTTACCTAGGTTGGTACAAGCATGCCGTGATATAAAATCACTCTTACTACCTAGTTGCATAATATTCCAATCACTAGGTTCATTTTGTACTGTATAAATTAATCCGTTATTTTTAAATACCAATAAATCAGTAGCCAATTCAGCTACACCAACAATGTCCCCACCGTCTTTGTATCCTACGTTCACGTCTTTTCGTGCGGAATCATCGTTGGAATTTTCGTGCCAGTCCTCCTCATCGCCAATAGACGAATAGATTAATAAATCTTGTCCAGATTTAGATACTACTACTCGACCAGAACGTGTAAACACAATGTCTGCATTTGGTGATTCAGCAATTTCAGATACAGTTTGATAGTTGTATTTTTGTAATTTACCACCACTTGCCATCAAAAGATTGCCACCAAATTTAGTACATGTTGGACGCTTTGCGTCTCCATTTAGAGTTCCGATAAATTGAGGTGTTTTGCCAAACTCATATCTATAAATTTTTTTATTCTCTAAGAAAACAAAGAAATCGTTCATCTCGTAGTCGTTATAGATATAAGTAATTGGAGAGTCGAACGTATGTAGAGGGGAACCTAATCCCCTCCGTGTACGTAATTTATCGCCCTCAATATCAAATTCGAAATTCTCTAAGTTTACACATTCATTTGTTTTAAGGAATTCTGGTGATTTAGCGACGTTCATACCACCTGTTAAGTCAACGAGAGTAACAGTTTGTATGCGTTGGGATTTGCCAACTTTTTTCGCCATAGATTATAGATGTTTTGCTTGACCATTTCGTCCGACAATTTGGACTGTATTATTAACAACGTCAAACTGAACTACATCTTTCGCATTTGCTGTAATACATGGGACAGAAGTTGTTCCTTTTGTAGCTATACCGACAAGCATATTTTTAGGAGCGATAAATGCGATTTTAGATTTTGGACTTGTTGAATCTAAAGGTTTATTTGGTAAAACAACAATTAAATTATCGCAACTAATATGCCAGTACTCTTGTTCGATAGTCAAATATTCTAAGTCGAAGATTGAATGAGAGTCTCCATTAGTTGGCTCAAAGTTGATAGATATACCAGATGATGAATTATTTAATTTGAAAGTCCCATCAGCACTTAAATCCAACACAAGCGTTTGACAATCACTAATATTGTGTTCCGCCACTAATTGACTAATGTCATTATAATTAAATGATGTTGGACTCTTAGCTTGTTTTAACCACAATTGGTTATCTACTTCTCGGTAATCAATTGCATGAGGGCCATCAATGCTTTCGTACGCTGGGCCACTGGCAATTTCTACAGGAGTATTTGCTTGAATACCAGGAATAACCAAAGTGGATTTAACTTCGCCTTGCCAAATAGCTTCTAAGGTTACAGAACGTTCGTCCATTGGGTGAGATAATGTAAATGGATACGAAAATTGGTTGTTGTTCGTAATAGTATATGTATTATCTGTGCCTTGCTCTTTAATGACGAGCCCTTCTATGTGCATACCGCTCACTTGAACTATGGTATCTCCGTACTTAACTGGCCCACGAACTACAAATTCTGCATATTTGAATAAATCCGAGAAGTTAGCTTTGTCGATGATAAGATTTAATACATCTGTTAAGCTAGAACTATTCGGCAAATAACCACGGCTTACAAGCATGTCGTACACGTCTTTAACGTCCGCACCACTACCAGGGTCACCCTTATCTCCTTTAGGTCCTTTTAATTGTTCAATTTGTTCTGGAGTTAAATCCTCAAATCGTAATGATTTACCAGGGTCTCCTTTTTGACCTTCATGAATTTCAATTGTTAAAGGTCCGTTTTGAACTAAAGTAATCGGTTGTTCCATAAATCCTCCTTAACGTTTAAGTTTATTAAGTATATTACTACTTAATAAATCCATAAGTTTGTCCATATGAGAAACCCCACTGTCTCTCATATTTTCTACGATAGATAAAAACTCACTGTAGCACGTGTAACCAATAGTAAAGGTTACTGCTTTCATACCGAGTACAATACCACTATTACCAAATGCATGGTCAATCATGACCGCTGCCGATAATAACAATGCGTACTGTATCATCTTAGAAAGAAAGCCAGTGCCTAAGTGAGATGTTGTAATTTTGCCAGCTCTAAATGCTGGTATCCACCCTCTAAATTTATCGATTGTTGTAATATTTTCTTGTGGTATACCTTGTTCTATTAAATACTGGTTGCTAATTGCAAACCATTTAGTAATAATATCCAAGACTAATAACCAGAAAATACCCTGGGCGACGTATGCGTAGTCAGATTGGTGAAAAGATAATATTAGAGATAATGCTGTGCCAGCCATAACTTTAATCTCCCAAAAATTTAATAATCGATACATTTGTTCAACCAACCGTTCATATACGTCAAAAATGTCAGCCAGTATTACGATAAATATGCCAGTAAGAAATCTATACGGAGGTGGAAAATGAGTATTAATCCAATCTCTCAACAAACCTCCTTAATGGTATGAAATACCTGGACTAACTAAAAAAGGTCCTTGAAGAATACGCTCATGCTTACCACTAGCGTTGATTTGCACAACGTCATAGTAATAGGAAGCTAACTCTCCATAATAGGACCCATCTGTATCAATTTGAGAAGTGACTTCGTGTGTAAAAGACACTTCTACCAGACCATGTTCTGGTTCTGGTGTTGTACATTCCGCTTCTGCCAAGACAGTTTCACTTTCTGCGTTTTCACGCACCTTGCAGACATAAGAAAAGCCAGTAATATCTACTGGCTCTTTTTGTGCGTCTTTAATTACAAGTTGAAAAGAAAAATCGTCACCTTGGTTAACAACCAATTCGTGCGTAGGCGGTGATAATTTTCGTTTTGCCATAAACCTCCTATTTCATGTCAGTACAGAGAAAACGATAAGAAATAAACCATGCAATAGCTCCTACTAAACCACTTGTGCATAATCCTAATAAGAACCGACCAATATCTCCACGAAGTAACTCTTGGAAAGGGTCATACAACGTATATAGTAGAAATGCAGTGGCTGGCATCATACCGATAATTTTGTTCATAATATCACCTCTTGTTAACATGAAGATACTATAAAACATAGCGTTGTGTCAATTGTTAAATATACACTTCGTCCCTTGTAATTGGGAAATCATTGTCGTATTTATGTTCCGCTACAACGTACGTTTGTTCAAAATTACCAAAGTCTGGATTTGGGTATGCACGTGTGTCCCAAACAGCGTCTACTGTGTTGCCGTTAATATGATACTCATGTAACCCAGAATTCCATATCATAAACACGCCCATCTTTTCGGCATTAAATACATCATGTGTAGTTGGTTTTTGCGTTGCCTCCGCATACGTCCAATCCGTATGGTGACTGCCAGCAATTCGCATATAATGTAAATTACTACTAAATAATGTATCGCCCTGTGGACCATAAATCTCCATGCCAGATTTAGCGTTGCTGTTCAATTTGTTGGAGTATACATATATTTCAATGTTTTTTATTACGTCCAATATATTATGAGGAGGTTGAGCTTTAAACTCCATACGTATAACAGGAATATTCTGTTTATCATCGCTAAGGTAGTAATTTTCGCCCATACCAAGAATGATATATGGGATAGGACAATATATGCTATATGTATAGAATTCGTCTACAGCTCTATTTCTAAGAGATAGAGCAATAGTAGCACTATTATTATATATAGAAATACGAGGAGCATACCAGAGTGTCGGTTGCTGAAGTTTAAGCTTAGATGGTATCGGACCAGAAAATTTTAAACGATGCTTTAAATGGATACACGTTTGTGTATCTTCTAAATTTACATGGTGATTATCATTAATGACTGCAAATGTATCCATATTAATATACTCCTATTAACAATTTTTGGTCAGTTTGTTTACCAACCAATTCATCATTGGTTAGTTTAAATGTAACTTTATTGCCATTTACAATACGCCTATAACCTCCAGATACATGATTTGGATTGTATGGAATCACAGGGTATGGATTAAATTCACGCAATGTAAATATATGTTGTCCTTCATAAATAGGGACTTCTACAGTAAATGTCGGTACAATTTCAGTGAGGACCTTTGTCCAAACTATTTTAGTTAATGTTGTTGTAACATCAGCAATTATATTGCCATGTTCGTCGAATACTTCGATTCCAGCTGGCACTTCTTTCTTCCTCCTAAACAATTTATGAAATAGTTTTTTTAAAAACCTCATAATCACTCCCATAATCCTAACCTCACTCTGAGACGATTTTGTTCGTCGTAAACTTCAATCAAGTTATCTTTAATAACTGTTCTAGCACCAGTATCTGCTGTTTTTAACTCGCCGATACGTGCTGTGATAGTGGATAAACTTTCTACTTGTAATTTATCACCAGTGATAGCGTGTGATTGTATTTGCTCTGTAGTAATACTACCAGCTTTAATTCTATCCCCAGCAATACTATTAGCAGATATTTTGTCACCAGAAATACTACCAATAACAATCTTATCGCCAGTAATTGTATCAGCTTTCAACCTGTCGCCAGTGATAGTACCAGTAGCTATCTTCTCTGCTGTAATTTCTCCAGTTTTGATTTTATCTGAAGTGATAGCATTAGCGGCGATTTTATCACCAGTGATAGCATTGGCAACTAATTTATCCGTTGTAATAGAACCGTCCGCAATCTTTGTCCCTACAACTGCCTTGTCACCAATATATTTAGAGACTATTACACCGTTATCAAATACTGTTTTTTCGGTAATATGGACAGCTTCTGGCGGGATTTCTTCAATTGTAGACTTTTGTACTATCTTAGACATTTCACCTTCGCCAAACACGTCTATAAAGCATACTTTGACTTGATAGTCCCCTGTAGAGCAGTTAAAGCTAAATTTGTTATCTTGAACGAAATGCTTTTCATTATTAATATACACATTAGCCCCATAGCAATCTTCTGGGATAACATCAAATTCTACGTATAGGCCTTCAAATATAGGCACAACTTGGATTGTAGTTGGAGCATGAGGAATTGGTTTAGAATATGATATTGTACTAGGAGCTGAATATGAATTACCTACACCCTTGTTATATAAGTAAGCTGTGCCTTGACGTGCATACGGCATAGCTATAGAGTTCCATGAAGTTGTTAAATCCAGGCGATTATATACTGCCCCAGGATTTTGGTCTAGTCTTAACTCTGTCCACTCATAATCGTTTTGAGGATACTGCTTCCACGACCAATACGCTCCACGTTTATCAAATACAACTGTAGCTTCGTATGGTGATTTAGGGATATATTTAGTCTCAGCAATGTAGTGCAAAGCAATTGGAGCTTTGCCACTAATAGATAGAGCGTTTCTAACATCTCTACCTCTAACACGAATCCAATATTTTTTGCCAATATCTACATTATCTAACGTAAACTGATTAGTGCGAGTTGTATCATAATGACGAACTGTATCTTTTTCTTCGAACATTTCTAACGTATCATGAAAATCACCAACTTTTACATCAATGCTTACGCCAGCATATTGTTTAATTTGAGACGAATCCCAACGTATCAACAATGATACTGACCCATTAACAGCCTTTTCTTCGACTGTAATATTAGAAATCTGTTCATCAAAAGTATCTGGGTTATCAGCGATGACGTTAAAGTAGCTCTCTACTTTTTTAATCTGGTCGTCTAACTCCCCAGCAATATTTTTTAAATAGCTTTTTAAAAGCGAAATAAACTTCCTACCGTCGCCTTGTATAGAAGGAGGTAGTTGATTGACGCCATTATCAGACATACTCACCTCCTTATAATAAACCTACGATAGCCTCTACCATATCTTGTTCAACGTCCATATTAAAGCCGTGGTTAGACATAGCGAGAATAATAACTAATTGTGCAATAATATCTCCAAATGCTTCGTTACTAAAAGGAATTTGGTCTGTATCTGCATTTACAAACTTTGGTTTTTTGTAGTAACGGACTTTAAGAGGGACTTTACCATAGACTTCCACGGAATTATCTCTGACAATGAGCGGAGCTTGGTTAGTAGCCCTGTACCAGTCAGCTGGAGCAGTATCATTAGCTTGCGTGAATGTAACATCTCCAATTACCTCGTAATACCCATGGTCAATTAATACATGCCAAATAAAGTTAATAGCGTCATTAATATAAGCAATTAATTCTTTATCTTCATAACCACTTTGGAGATTATCACTTAGACGGTCTCGAAGAGCCGCCTTATCCATTAGTTCTCTTACCGTCATCTTCTTTCACCTCACCTGTAATAGATTTAATATCATATACTGTATAGGTAACAAGTTGTCGTTGTTGGAGAATTTTATCAAATGGAATTTCATCTGTTAAGTTGTGAACGTGTTTGCGACTAGCAAAGTATCGAACAATCATCGTGCCAGCATAATTTGGGTCCATGTGTTGGATTTTTACACCATCTGTATCTTGGATAAAGATAACAGGGAATTGTCCACACAAGGAGATAAAATCATCTGGACGAAGTTCTTTAGATGTACCATTAAGAGTTACCTCTTTTACTAACTCTGGGTTACCATCTTGAGCTAATTCTTCACTAAGTCTATCAATGGCCACGTTTAAACTCATTATTAGTTCTTCGTCTGACAAACTAAGTTTCTGCATATCGCCTAGTCGTTGACGAACCAAAATCAACAAGTCATTTGTTGTCATTGTACCTCCTATACAAAGAATGGCATTGGTCGCTCAATAGGACCACTTGATTCGCCAGCTACCATTTTTTGAATTTCAGCTGATATTAAACCAGCCACAGTATCTGCTCCAAAATTACCATTAAGTAATCCTAGACTATAGCGTGAGAACATGTCGAATAAGACATAAGGTAAATCGATTTCATCATCGATATTCTCAATGGGGTCTAAGATATAGGTATATGCCATTGTAGCTTCTTTATCAATTTTGATAGTATTACCAACAAATTTGTATTTACCATCGAAGTCATCTTCAAACGATTTAAACCCACCAAAGTCATTTGGTAAATTAGCCTTACCATTACGTGGCTTTAGCTTAACTTCTTTAGTAATCCAAAATGATTTAGCATTGATGAGAGCAAGGTTAACATACCGTAATACGATATTTAGAGCGTCTATAATTTCTGGGTCACTATGTTTACGATTAGCATTTTCTCCTAACCCATATAGAACAGAAGTAACCACATCACGTACTTCAATCATAAGTACCTCTTGATATTACCAGTCGTAGTCCTAAATTCTGGATTTTTCATAATCCATTTACGAATCCACATTTCGTATTCTTTTTTGTCCTTACCTTGACACTCCTGTGCCATAATGAGTTCAAAGTCACTCATAAAACGATGGCGAGGAATACGAGCAATGACTTTAGCTTGACCGTTCAAGTTGCCTTCAAGACCACTGTCACGCTCCTCTTTTACTTGCTGTAAAACATCAGATTCGTCAAAGGTATGTTGAATACTCCAGGTGTCTTTCTCGACTGTAACCTTTGTGTCTATTCTCATATATCACCCTTTAATCAAAAAAAATAAGGGGGTAGAATTAACTACCCCCAAGGATTATTTGGAAATGCCGTACAAGCGAGCATTTGCAATTGGTGCAGTACATTCGAGAGTAGCTGTACCTGTAATTACGGATTCTTTGTATGTACCTTTACGTTCCAAATCTTCGTTATGGAATGGGATAAGGTAACCAAGTTTCCAGTATTGCAATTCAAGCAAGTCTACAACGTCATCTGCGTATAGACGGTGAGCAACCAACTCAATTACACCGAAGTCTGTTTCAAGAACATCGATAACTTGAGTTAATTTTTTAGCTTCCATCGCAACATTACGTTGAGAGTTAGCTGTGAATGTAGACGCTTTACGTTTGTTTTTACCAGACATAACAGCGATATCTACGTCACCACCACGGCCCCATACTGCTTGCATAGCGTCATTCAATGATTCCATTGTAAATTCGCCAGCTGGATTCAACGCTTTAGCGTCGATAGCATTGCAGTAAGTCAATTCCATTTTACCAGCTGTAACAGCGGCAGATGGTTTAATTGGAGTGCCAGGAGTAGCGGCAGAGTCTTCTGCTGTGGCATGCAATGTGAACGTATCTTTGTCGATAGGTTTTACGAAATATTGTGTATTGGCTTTGTATTTAGCGTCCAAAGCAGTTGAACCTTTACCACGGACGATAACTTTATCACCAGTTACGAAACGATGGTTAGCCAAGGTTACTACACCTTGAGCGTCTACAGTTACTTCAGAGAAGTTGTCCAAGAAGTAAGGGATACCACCGAAACGACCAGCAGTAGTTTCATCAAATGGTGCTTTAACTTTATTAGATACGATAGCATATTCAAGGTCACGACCAATTTCTTTAGAAGCTTTCAACATTTGATATGCTTTTTCGTCACGGACACCGTATTTCTTGATAGCTTGAGTGATATCAGAAACAGTGTAGCCATGTTCAAATTGTTGTGTAAAGTTAGATTCACGTCTACGTGGAGTAGCTTGACGAGTACTGAAATCATGTACTTCAAGAGTAGCGTTATCCATTGCTGGACGTAAAGAATCACACAACCAACTATGTTCTGTATTGTGTACAGAAAGTTTCCCGAATCGGGAAGTTAAAAGTGTTTGGTCAGGGTCGATATTAGTAATGAAATCCAGATATGTTAATCTTATGCTTTCACATAAGTCCAGACTATATTATCCTTATGCGGTTCTAGCGTATAGTCGTTGGGAGTTATCATGCAATCTCAATTGTTTGAAGTGATTAAAACGATTTTGCTTTCTCATTAAATGGAATACAAAATCAGATTTTGCTAGTGACTTTAAGTTCACTCTAAATCCGTAAATGTCTTTTTTAGGTGCTTTTTGCGGAATTTCTATGAGCTTTTTCGTTTCTATTCCTACTAAAGTAAAGATTTTTTTAATAGCTAAAGCCCACATGAATGTTGTTCTGTAACCACATTCAAAGTTCCAGTTGCTTCCGTTTGTTCTTGCACTCATATATCCATCGCTATCCATAATGCCTTCTAAAAATGCAAGTTGCTTATCTCGGTCCCAGGAAAACACATATTCTGGAACAAGTTGTTTTCTGTGGGTGTCTTCGTATATTTTTTTAAAATATATATTACCGACGGAGCAAGTATATACGAGATTGTCAGAGGAAGTTCTCCTCTTTGCTTCTTTCACTTTTACATTACGTCCAGTCTCAATTGATAGAATACTTGCCGTGTAATCTACAAAATCCTTATCAATTGCCTGTAAAGTGAATATGTAATTATTGTCACTTCTTTTTTCTATATGGCCATCTCCAAAATAGAGGCCAAGCAGATATGCATAATTCTTCTCTGCTGATTGCCCATTTATCATATGAACATCTCCTTTATTTTCACACTTGGGTAAAAAGAGCTTTAGGGGTTTCCAGCATATGGCTAGATTTTATATGAACAATTTCATTTATTCATGTCTTCAACCTTACCAACCACGTTGTAAGACTTAACAGCCGTTTGTTGGGACAATTAAGTACCTCCTTATTTAGAAAAATATCCTAGTTTAGAAATAATATCGGCTTGTTGGTCCACAGATAATCCACGTAATTTAGAATAATCAATTTCTGTTGACGGACTACCTGGTGGAACAGTAGCGGCACCAGCACCCTCTACAAATGGCGGTTTCATAGATGGTTTTGCCTGTGGTACTGGTTGTTTTCGTTGAATTGTTGGTACTTGGTTAGCACCATAATACTCATTACGCACAGCTGACATGTATGCGTCAATTGTTTGCGAATCATAGTTATCCATCGCCTGTTTAATCTGAACAGCTTGTGCATAAGGTAAGTTATTTAGTTTTTCCAACGCCAATTGATTAATAGCTTGGAAGTTAGGGTCTTGGAAATATTTACCCATTGTATGATTAAAATTGTCTACCACACGTTGACGGTCTGCTTCTTGTTGACGAGCTGCATAGATTTCAGCTTTAACGTTAGCAATACTATCAGCGTAAGCCGCTTGATGTAACGGATTATATTCATCAAATTCCTCCCCTAATGCATTTTGGACCTCTTTACGAGCGTATGCGTCTAGTTGAGTGTAATAATCACGTTGCGTAATTTGTGGTTGTTGCGGTTCTGTTTGTTGAACTTGAGGTTGCACTTGTTGAGCGTTTACATTTGGTTGTACTTGAGGAGCTTGGTTATACTGCAAATGGCGTCGTTCTTCTGCGAGAGCTTGCGTTTTACGAGTATAATCTTGATTTCTCATGTATCCATGCAATAACTCGTCAAGGGTTACTTCTTGTTCTTGTCCATTCACTTTGACAACATAAGTTTCTGGTTCTGCTGGTTGTCCTTCTGGTTCAGCTGATTCACCATTAGGGTCCTGTTCGCCTTCTTCTTCGCCATCACCGAATCGACCATTGTTGAAAAATACAGGATTACCATCTTCGTCAATACCAAAATCTGGCACATCTTCTGTATTGGAGTCCACTTCGGGTTGCTCCAAATCAACTTCCGCTTCACCTTCGCCATCGGCGAAAGTTTGCAAATCAAACTTAAATTTTAAATCTTCCATGTTACCTCCTTCACTCCCGTATTGGGTTGGTGAAAACTAAAATTAGATTAGCCCGCCAGACTTAGCGTAATAGTCTCGTACATTATCTGCCCCAGAACCATTACCTAAACTACTAAAGAAACGACCAATAGCAGAGCCGTCCCAAATAGATTGGTGTTGTGCTTGTGCTGGTGCTGATGAGGCCATACTATCGCTATCAAGTTGGTCAAAACCAACGCCGTAAGAAGGTTGAGCTGCTGGTGCTGGTGCGGAAGCTGATTCTTCTCCATAATAGCTAGGTTCACTATAATCGTATGAAGATTGTTCAGCATAAGCTCTAGCGGCTTCTTCTTCAGCTTGTCTACGCAAGGCTTCTTGTTTTTTCAAATACTCTGCATAAGGTGCCTTCAATGCCCCAACACTGTACAAATTTTGAATTTCTTGTGGGTCAAACTCTGTACGTGCTTTCATAGAGCTAATGTCGTCATCTTTCCAACCTAGACCTTGTAATGTTTTATCGTCTGCCCATTGGTAACCCATACCTTCAGCAAATGGGTTTTGGCGACGCCAAGCTTGTTCTTTAGGAATAAGAGCCATACGTTCTTGGGCAATTTCGCCCATTGTTTTAGCTGGCAATTTACCTTCAGCACTGTCACGATAACGTCGTTCTGCTTGTTTACCTTGTCGTAAGATTTCTGCGATTTTAGCAGAGAAATCAGAACTTAAACCAGGGTGTGATTGTTGGTAGGCACGTGTATCGGCTTCATCGGCACGAGCTTGTGCTTGTTCTTTTGTTTCAAAACGGGGAGCCATACTTACAGACATATAATCTGTATTTGGTGCAAATTTACCTTTTTCTGGTGCTACATATGGAGTATTAGCTTCCATACGAGCTTGTGCCACATTACTAGGTTCTTGTTGAGCCTTGTAATCCTGTAGCGTTTGTGGTGCTTGTTGAACACCCGCTTTTTCTGCTAATGCCATAGCAATTGGAGAAGGATTGGCACTACCTCTCCAGTCTGCGAATCGAATTCCCATTTCATTCCTCCTTAGACACCTGGAAAATATCCAGTCCGTTGTAAATACTCTTCTTGCTGTTTAAAGTCAGCAAGTTCTTTATTGGCAATCTGTCCACTAGCAACTGTAGAAGCTAGGAACGATTTAAAACCCTCCGATGCCAGAAGGAGGTTCCTGTACTCCACTAGACGGTCCTCTTGGCACGTTTTGAGGTTGCTGATTATCCACTCTTGATAAGCCTCCAGCCAATCCTCCAGAAAGGTTAGGGCCGCCGAAGCCTCCGCCCCCAGGTTGCCCTGTTGAATTAAATTGTTGATTTCTGTCTGGTTCATTTCCCGCTCCTCCGAATAATACTTGTAATTCTGGTGGTAATTGTAATAAATATTGTGGTGGCAAAATACCGAACTGAGCATAATATTGCAATGCGTCTGGTGGCAATTGGCTCAATACCTGTTGTTTTAACTGTATTTCCATCATCATACGTTGCTGTGTAACGTTAGGGTCAGTGATATAATCACCATAGTTTTTGAAGCCAATACTTTCAATCCACTTTTTAAATAGATTGTAGATATTTTCTGGTGTAGAAACCATGTATCCGCCAGCATTTGCTTGCATTAACGCTGTTAATAGCGTTTGTGTAGCCATGATAGTAGATTCTTTGGTAGCAATACTGATACCAGCATTAACAATTAAGTCAAAACTACCGTCCAAATCTTCTGGACTTATCTTCAATTCTTTATTAGTTAAACGAATTACTGTTTGTTGGTCGATAAACTTTTGATTCAAAGACACCATAAAACGGAATAGTTCAGATAAACCTGTTTCAGCGAACATACGTGCTACTAATTCAAGCCGTTGTGCTGATTGTCCTAAAATAGCACTAATACCTGTAGCTGTTTTATTAAGACTATTAGCGTCTAAACCTTGGTTATAACGAGTAATACCAGTACGGTTTTCTTTTTGTCCTTCAATCCACTCTAAAAATTGGAATGTTTGTGGTGCTAATGGAGTAATATTCATTGGCATAGCCACTTCATTCATTGAATGACCAGCTTTCATACGGATAACCTTACGTCCTTGCACAAAGTCATCAATATTGATAGCAGATTCGTCTAGCAACATCTTAGGGTCATTAGTTAACGCAACGTTTTGCATGATTTGACGTGTTAACGCAACTTTAAGGTCTTGTAATTCGCCAATTAACTCTGCATATGAACGCTTAACCCAAATGCGATGTGGGTCTTTTGTAGGAGAAATCGCAAAGAATGGGTGTCTCCCCATGTAATTTTGTTCCATACGGATAATCGTATCACCACAAATTGTAATAATCATATCTTCTAAAATACCATCGTTATTGATGTCGATTTTTGTATAACATTCATAAATAACCACTTCTTGACGGGCAGTTTGCTCGTCTTTATTTATGTCTACGTAATTATCGCCAATAACCTGTTCTACTTGGTCTACGTTCATACCATTGTAATTGCCGTTAACACGGATATCGTCGATATTAGCGTATACGCCTTGTGCTTCACGCTCACGTAAATAAGACATCGTTACTTTACGTTTATGAGCTACGAAGTTGGCTTCTTCTAAAGACTTAGCGTCTGGGGAATATAGAAACTCACTTACTAGAATATTTTCTAATTTAGGTGCGTTTTTTCGATAATACGGCAATTGATATGTAACAGAGAAGTCACCAAATTGGTCTGGACCTTGAATATCTTCAATGGTTACACCAGTTTGTGTAAGAGCCTGTAGTGCTTCATTATTAAGTACAGCTGTTTCTGTTGTATATCCCTCTGTGCGTTCCCAATAACACTTGATAATACCCATACCAACAATTAAAGAATCTTTCATCCAGTTATATAGCACTGTAAAAAAGTTATTTTGTCGTTGTAGTTGATATACCAACAACTCTTGCATGGTTTCTGCTTTCGTATCATCTTCTTCTGTAACGCCAGCAATGGTAATTACTTCATCAGAGCCAGTGAATACCTTCATCAAAGATGGTAATGCCCATTCAATTGTATCGGCTACGTCTGTAGATACAAGGTCAGAGGTCTTAGAAAGAATAGGGAACTTCTGACGGTAGTAATCTTTATCGGCATAATAAATTTCATAACGTTCTCGAACTGCTGGTTCGACAATGGAAGCTTGATACGCTTCGGCACGTTGAATATCGTTCTGCACGTATCGGACTACTGTCTTATTTAAGTCCTGTAATACGGATTCACTATCCATTTAACCTCCTTAATCAAGAATACAAATAATATTAGAGTGAGCCATTAACAGATATTTTTTACCTTCAATTGTAATTTCTTGTGTATATGGCCCAAATTGAACCACGTCACCTTCTTGAACTTCGTTATGTACCCATTTACCATGGTCGAATTTACCTTCGCCACTAGCAAATACTGTGCCAATGTTCTGTGCTTTTGGTGTGGAACCAAGAATAATACCACTTTCAGTAGTTTCTTCTTTGACTTCTGGGATAACTAATACGTTGTCATGCAATAATTTCATTACATTGCACCTCCTAATGGAATGTCACTTGTACTTACATTACTAAAGTTACTAACAGGCGGAACAGCAATCTGACTAATATAAGCTAAAGCGTCAATCAAGTCATCGTGTAACCCTTTAGGAAAACTTTGTAATTCACTTTCGAGTTCTGTGAGGAACTTGGCTCCCATAGGGAACCACACGCTACCAGTTTTAAACCGTGGTTGAAGAGTAGCAATACGTAATTCCTTACGACTAGACGCTTCTAAATCCTTAACTGTAAACCAAATATTGCGTTTAGGCATTTCTTTTTCTAGGTAATGTTTAACAGAAGCCTGGTATGCTACTTTTTCTACACCTACATAGATAGGTCTATACTTTTGTACCGCTCTAAATATAGCGTCAATGGTTTGTGAAGGGTCATACCTGTCATAATCAACGTCCAAGATAAACCATTTGTTATCTGGGTTTACTGCCACCGTGCAAACTACTGTATAATCGGCACTTTCTTTTTCGGAAATAGCCAAATCGACTGTAGTAT